AACCCGGTGATGCGCAGGATCCCCTCGGTGGCCCCGTTGCGGATGCGGATCAGGTTGCCCACGTCGGAGGTGGTGAATTCCGCGGAGGAGGCGGTGATGGTGACGTTGCCCGTGGCCGCCGAGGCGGTCATGGTCTTGGAGGAGGAGTTCTCCTTGCCGAAGGGGAGCTGGAGGACCAGGTCCCCCTGGACCCCCGGGATGTTGGTGATGGCGGAGGTGTACTCCGCGAAGTACCACAAGGAGCTGACCCGGTAGAGGACCAGGGGAGGCATCCTGCCGGAAACGTGGGTGACGAAGCACAGGGAACCCTTCTGGGCGGCCCGGAACCCCTGGTAGTCGCCCCACAGGGAGACCGCGTTGATCGCCTCCTGGAGGGCACCATAGGGGTTCCCGAAGGTCCCGGAGATGGTCTGGAGGCTCCCGTCCTTGTCGTAGATCTTGATGCGGTCGGCACCCGTGGCGTGGGTACAGTCGATGACCACCTCGTAGTCCTGCCCGGTCTCCGCCTTGTAGGTCCACCCGAAGAGCTTGTCGGTGGTGTCGGTCAGCGCCAGGGCGCCCAGGTACCGCAGGCCCGCCCGGTAGTAGGCGCCGCCCCACGGGCGCGGGATGAAGTCGATCATTTTGGCAGCGCCTTGCTTGTACTGGTCGGCGTCCAGGCGTGCACGGACCTCCGGGCCCAACTCACCCGCGAGAAAGTTGTGCTGGGTGTTGGAGAACTTGGCCATCTACCCCCTCACATCGAAGGTGAAGGACTCGATCTCCGGGTCCTGCGGGGGGTTCTCCTTGCTGTTTTGGAAGCGGGCGTTGGCGATGGCCTCGGCGTAGGACTTCTCCAGCCGATCTTCCTTCGTCTTATCGTTGATGAGGGAAAAGCAGGCCTTGTGAGCGAGCTTGTGGGCCAGGGCCACATTGAACCCCGCGGAGAACTTGGAGGTGTCGGTCTCGTTCTTGGTGAAGACCAGGGACAGGGCGTTTACGTCCGCCATGATGAGGGTGCCCTCGGCCTGGTAGTCCTCCCCGTTGTACTCCTCCAAGATCTGGAGGCAGTCGGAGGGGCGGTTGAACTCGTAGTCCCAGCCGAAGGTGGGCGTGGTGGCCAGGGGGGAGATAGTCTGCCTTTTGCGGGCGAACGACCAATCGGCGTCGCACAGGACTTCCCGGCGGCACAGGTCGTAGAGGTCGGACATGACCTGGGCCCGCTTGTTGTTGTCGGTGAGGTCGTTGATGCGCTCCACGCCGAGAAGGCGAAGGGCCATATTCACGATCTCGACCTTCGTCACCGACATGGGACCTACCTAAAAAAATGCCCCGGGGTAAAAGGCGAAAACCCCCGGGGCACTTTGTACGTTACTTGTTGACGTACTCGATTTCGACGGTCAGGACAGCGTCCAGCACCGTGCCGTCCATGACCTCGGTCCAGGTCAGGTAGAGCTCGGTCTCTTCGCCGAAGCGCTTGAACAGCGAGGGCGAAGCCTCGTTGGCGCGCTTCAGGGCGGCCTGGCCGCCGCCGTCCGCCTGGTCCACCAGGCCGTCGCTGTCGGCGGAGATGGCGTTCCCGGACTCATCGGTCGAGGCCGCATGGCCCAGGTCCACGATGCCCGTGGCGCCCAGGGACTTGCTGATGAAGACCTTCGCATCGGTGACGAAGGAGTTCGCGGGGAGTTTCCCCACGTAGTCCACGTCACCGACCTGGCGGGCGGCCGACAGGGTGATGCGCTCGATCAGCTTCTTGGGGGTACCACCCAGTTCGCCCGGGGGGTAGGACACCTTGGGGTCCTCACGGTAGGCGTTCTGGTAGTTGGTTCCGTAGCGGGTAGTCATATTTTCTTCTCCTCAAAAAAAGTTCTACAGACCTAGCACCTGGTCAGAGCTTAGAGCTCCTTACAGATGACCTCCTGGAGCTGCACCTCTTCCATCCGCACGGCGCCCATGCTGAACTTGCCGTAGATCTGGTGGGCGTAGTGGTACTCGGGCATCTCAGTGATGCGGACGTTCTTGGGGGCGCCCATGGCCGCGATCAGGCAGCGCTTGCTGGTGAAGGCGAAGCAACGGCGACCTTCGCCCAGGGCCACGGTGCCGCCCGCGCCGCCGTCCACTTCGCCAGTGGCGGGGGTGTAGGTGGTCGCAGCAGAGGTGAAGGGCAGGAGTTCGGTCTGGATGAACTTGAACCCCATGAAGGTGTCCACATCGCCTTGGGCGAGGGCCTTCACGGTGTTGAAGTCGGCGGAGGTCACCTCGGTGTTGCCGAGCAGGTCATCGATCTGCTGGGCGGCGCACACGAAGATGAGCTGCTCGTTCTTGCCGACGGCCTCGGCCTGGCGGAACTTCTTCTTGACCGCGCGGAGGGTCTCCACGTTCAGGCCCGAACCGGTGACGGACACGCCGTCGAAGGCGCACAGCTTCTGGGAGTTGGGGAGGGCGACCGCGACGGTGCCTTCCTTGCCGGTGTAGGCGTTGCCCAGGGCGCTGTCGATGATGATCTGGTCCATCTCGCGGGCCAGGGCGGCAGAGATCGCCTGGGCGTACTCGTTGTCCAGGTTCTGGATGGTGCGGATCTTGTCCTCGTCGTCCACCAGGTCGGCGACGTACTTGTCGAGCATGGACACCTTCCGACGGGAGTGCGGGGTGTCGCTGTAGGCCACTTTCGAGTGGCGACCGGCCTTGTCCTGGGCGGCCAGGAGACCGATGCGGTCGAAGAACTTGCTCTCGCCGACGAAGCTCTCATGACGGCAGAACTCGTACAGGCGGGATTCTTTCTGCTGCGCCAGGTGCATGACGTTGGCGCTGAACATTTTCACGTGTGCGGTAGAAACTTGCTGGCTCATGGCCCCTCCAAATAAAAACTAGGTTTCGGTTATCAGCCGAAAGGTAGTCCCTAACAGGGGCCTTCATCTCACTGCGGACTTTTTATGGGGTGCCCGAAAAGGCATAATCCATGGTCCGCGTGCGCTGTGCATTTAACAACAGCATAACGCGGCCATGGATAATGTCAAGCGGTCAACCTTGCAGGATCTTTTCTTGGCGCTGGTACAGCTTCAGCATGTCCGCCTGGGCCTGCTGGAAGTTGGGGTGGTTGGGGTTGTTGTAGGGGTGCTTGGGGTCGCCCATGATGTTGTTGATCTCGGACTGGATCTCGTCCGGGGTCATCGGGCCACCATCGCCACCGCCATTGCCCGGGACGCGACCTTCGCGGAAGAGCTTTTCGCCCAGGCCCGCAAAAATCCGGATCATCGCCGGGTCGTTCTCTAACCCCTTGTCTTTAATGAATTTCTGCTGGTCCTCGGGCAGTTCCTTGAAGGCCTTGACGGCGGTCGTGACCTTCCGGTTGTAGGCCTCGCCCCAGTCCTTCTTCAGGTTCTCGGCCCCCTGCTTCAAGTACTCCTGCCGGGCCTTGGTCTCCGCCTCAATCTCCTTCTTCGAGGTGCCCTCGATGAAGGCCAGCAGTTTCTGGGCGGCGGAGGTCGGGACCCGGGCGGCGTGGGCGGCGGCGGAGAACTCCTTCAGGAACTCGTCGTCGATCTGGGAGTCCTGGCCCTTCTCGACCTTGTACTCGTTGATGTCCGAGCTCCAGCCGGTGGTGGTCTTCCAGAACTCGTCCCAGTCCGCCTCGGTGGCGTTCTTCCCGGGGACGGCGACCTTGTTGGCCCCGAACGCCTTCTTGGTGGACACGTAGGACTTCAGGACGTTGGCGAAGTTGAACTTCCCGTCCTTGTCCACGAAGGGTTCCAGAGAGCGCTCTTCCTTCATGGCGTCCTCGAACCCTTCCGGCCACTGCACCTTGCGGTCCCCCCAGATGGACTGGGGGTTACTGGGCGGCGGGTTCCCGCCTCCACCGCCCCCTGTTCCGGGGTCCGCGGGCGGCGGGTCGGTCAGGGACGGGGCCCCGCCACCACCACCTGCACCAGGGTCGTCGGGAGACATCAGCCTCCATTGCTGCTTCCACATCGGTCACTCCTTTTATTTTTACGGCCCGTCGCCGTATTGATCGTCATACATCTTGGCGAACTTCTCCGGGTCCACCCGGAGCTTGTCCAGGATGGCCATGATGACGGAGCGCTCTCCCTCCCGGAAGGCCATCACCATGGGGTCCTTGTCGAAGGTGCCCGTGAAGACGTGGTGGTTGGCCATCAGGTCCTTCAGGACCCGCTCCCCATCCTCGGAGCGAAAGGTCGCCCGGTAGTCGATGAGGAGGGAGCGCTTCTGTTGAGCTTCGTCGCTGACTTTCTTTTTCGCCATGGATTAGCCTTGGGCCACGGAGGCCTGGTTTTTGAGGACCTCGGACTCCTTCAAAGCGGCCTCCTGTTCCTGTTCCTGGGCCGCGGCATCTGCCCGTCCCTTCCTGATCTCCTGGACCTTCTTGTCGGAGTTCAGGAAGCGGAAGTCCGCCCCGAAGTCCGCCATGTTGGTCTTGAGCACGGTCTCCCCATCGAGGAGGTCCAGTACCTGGGGCTGTGCCTGGATGACGGTGGCCGAGGCCTGGAGCGCCCGGTTCAGGGCCTCCGCCTTCAGGGCCACCTGCGCCCGGGCGATCATGGAGATGTACTTGATGTTGATGCCCTTCTGGATGTACTTCTTGATCATGTCGGGCAGCGGGTCGAACTCTCCGGCCTCCCACATCTCCTGGAAGACGAAGCGCAGGACCGGGAGCAAGAGCTCGTTGTTCAGCCGCCCCAGGATGGCGCCGAAGGAGCGGTACTGCTCCTCCTTGCGGTAGGACATCTCTTGGGCCGTGGCGCGGTCGATCTGCGGGAGGCGGATCTGGTTGATGAAGAATCCGTCCTTCAGGCTGTTGTGCAGGTACTCGATGATCTCCAGCCCGATTCCCGGGTTGCCGCCCGTGCCGATGGGCTTGATCTCCGCGGACCCAGGGCGCCGGTAGTTGGCGCCGAAAGGCTTCCACTTCAGCGGGCGCACCAGGGAGTTATCCTCCATCTGGAGCGGCGGGGCGATTGTGAGCTGGCCGCCCTGGAGGATGACCTTCATCATCGAGTTGGCGGTCTTGATGGTGGGCATCTTGTCGATCATCGGCGAGCGCCCGTAGGCCTCGTCGGAGAGCTTCACGAAGCGGGGGACCGCCGCCGGGAAGGAAGAGAAGAACTCGGTGGCCACTTCGATCTTCTTCTTCTGGAGGATGAAGATGGACACGTACTTCATGGTGTCGGACGGGCGCGGGCCGTACTCCTCGCGCCAGGGGACGATGCACTGGATGAGGTCGTACTTCTTGACCTTGCCCGACTCGCGGCAGGTCTTGTACTCCTCCTTCATGTCCTCGTCCATCCACTTCTCGCCGAACTCATCGACGATCTGCTGGAGTTCCCACTTCAGGCACTTGAAGATGGCCACCACCTTGCCGTAGCCGTCCTCCTCGATCGCGCACTCGTAGATCTGGTTGGCGATGAAGCGGAAGAGCTTCTCCTTGTCCTTCAGCATGAACAGGGGGGCGGTGCCGAAGGAGGGCAGGTCCTCGAAGATGGAGTGGATCTCGGTGGGGAAGTTGGACTCGTTGATCCTGCGGGTCATCTTGTTCCGGGAGGACTGGAACCACTTCTGGGAGTCGATGTCGTTGTCCACCTCGGGAACGCCCATCATCAGCTCGAACCAGTCCACCACCGGGTTGAACATCAGGG